AAATACAAGGAATTTAAAACACAAGTACTGTCTCATGCGGTGGGACAAGCCCGGCTTCTGGCTCAGGCAAGCTGCCTTGAGGACATAAAAATAGAGCCTGAACAGCTCCGCAGGAATGTTGCGACCATTCTTGCAGTATTGACCGAAACAGAAGATTTTCTGTCCGACCTCGTAAACAACCGTTCTGGCTCTGATACTTAGTATATCAGAAAACATTAGTTTTGTCAAGTAACTTCGGGAGGTGATGATGTGGAATATTTGACGGTTGCCAAAACTGCTGATCTTAAAGGCTGCAGTGAACGATATATAAAGAAACTGTGCAAGGACGGAAAATTGTCATGCAATATCGAAATCAACGACAGGAACCGTCCTAAATATATGATCCCAATATCATCACTCCCCGAAGGCCTGCAGGCAAAATACTATGCTCAGAAAAGAGCGGAAGCGGGCTTAGAACTTGTTGCACAGCCTGTTAAAAATGCATTAAAACAGCCCAAAAAGCCTGTGAAAACGTCAAAGCCTGTGAAAACGTCAATCGAAGAGTTTTCCGAAGATGAGCGTGATGAAATCGCACTCTGGGTAGATATCCTCAGAGACTGGCAGCGTTACCGGGATCAATACCCCGGAAAGAAAACCGAAGTGGATAAGCTTTACGTCGGCAAGTGTCAGCTCGAGCATAATGATATCAAAGTGTCGGTGGATATACTATACCGCAAGTATGCAGCCTACAGAAATAATAATCTGCAGGGGCTTTGTGAAAATCGAGGCGGAGCCAATAAGGGTAAGAGCAGTATCCCACCGGAGCTGTGGGAGCAGTTTTGCTATTTCTATCTTTCCGAAAACAAACCTACCGTTTCGCGTTGTTACGACCTAACGCTTGAATGTGCAAAAGAGTGGTATCCGTCAATGGTATCAAACTTCCCGTCAGACAATACTTTCAGGCGGCATATAAAGTCGGAAATACCACAAGCCGTGCTTACATATATGCGCGACGGCGATAAGGCTATGAAAGATAAATGCCTGCCATATATCAGCCGTATGTACGACGGTCTCCACGCTAACGACGTCTGGATCGCAGATAACCACACGTTCGATATACAGTCCTACGATGAAGATAACGGCACGATCCACAGGCTGTACCTTACAGCCTTTTTGGATGCCAAAAGCGGAGTGCTGGTCGGCTGGAATATATGCGACAGTCCGAACTCCCAGTCAACAATCATCGCATTAAGGCATGGAATTATGCGATTTGGCATTCCGAAAGCCGTATATTTTGATAACGGTCGAGAGTTTTTGACCCATGACGTTGGCGGAAAAGGTCATCGAAGCAGGAAAACCGATAACCCTGAGATCGAACCACCGACAATACTCCAAAGGCTTGGAATCACGATGCATAACGCAATCGTCCGTAACGCTAAAGCAAAGCCTATTGAGCGTACATTTAGCACGGTCACAATGCAGTTTGCAAGAATGTTTGAAGGTTACTGCGGCGGCACTATTATGCAGCGACCTGAGAGCCTTAAGCGTAGAATTAAAGAAGGCAAGATTCCCTGCGACTTTGAGATTAGAGAATATATTGATATGTATATTGACGGTGATTTTAATATGCAGGAATATGGCGGAGCTGAGACAAAGTACAAAGGAATGAGTCGTATCGACGTATGGAATATGGATATAAAGTCTGTAGGAATACGCAAAGCTCCGGAAGCCGAACTTAATCTTATGCTTATGAGATCAACAAGGGTGCAAAAGATCAAGCGCAACGGCGTATTTGTTGAAATATCCGGCGAAAAGGTCTGGTTTATGGACTATGAAAACACTTACCGTCACCTGGGCGAGGAGGTCTATGTAAGATACGATCCCGCCGATCTTAGAAGCGTAAGGGTTTACGATAAATCGGACCGTTACCTTTGGACTTGGGAATGTGCGGACAAGCTGCTTATAGATTACATCACCGAAAGCAAGGAAGAGATTTCCGATGCAATGGCTTTACAGCGCAGAGTACAACGGTTTATTAAAGCCGAGGCTCAGAATATCACAGATGGCTTAAACTCAGAGCATAAGATCGACCTTATGGAGGCCGCCGCTCTCAAGGCAGCACATGGTAAGCAGAGCTTTAAGATCGTTATGCCGTCCAATGTGATTATGATAAGAGCTGATAATGAACCGGAAAGTATATCAAAGGCTTCCGGAGACGATATTGTGGTCAATATAGATAAAATGAACGAAAACGCCGAGAGGCGGAAGAATAAATGGAGGAGTGATTAATAAATGAAAAAGCTAACAGCTAAACAGGAGTGGGCATTGGAACAGATTAAACAGCTGCAGTACTCGGAAAATCTATCTGCGGCTGCAGTCTGCAAAAAGATTGGTATATCCGATAGCTCATACTCTGCAATTAAGTCAGGTACCTACAACGGCGATGTAGATAAGCAGATGAAAAAAGTAATTGAATACTTTGTAACCAAGCAGGCTGCAGCTGAAATCTATGTCGGCACAGACTATAAGGAAACGTCAATATCGTCTAACGTGTACAAGATCATACGCAACTGTCAGCTTCAGGGCGGTCTTGCCATAGCCTGCGGTGACGCAGGTATAGGCAAAACACAGGCTTGCAGGCAGTATTACCGTGAGCACGGCACAAACTGTATATACATAACGGTAAATCCGTGCATCAAGTCATCAAAATCCGTGCTGGAGCTTATCGGTTCTAAGCTGAACGTATCCTCCGGCTCTGTGAGCAGACTCTGGCTGGAAATCTCGTCAAAGCTTTCGGACGGCATGGTGATAATCGTGGACGAAGCCCAGCATCTCACCAGAAATGCCATTGATACTCTCCGAAGCCTTTGCGACTGCTTTGACGAAAAGGGACAGACCCTTGGAATATGCTTTGTCGGCAACGAAACCACGGTAAGCAGACTTGGCGGAAAGCAGAAAGCGGAGTTTGCACAGATACGCAACAGGACGAAGAATACCCGGTTTTACAGCGTTAAGCAGATAAAGAAGAGCGACATCGAAATGCTCTTTCCGGATATCAGAGAGGACACTGCTGCTGTTGAATTTTTACTGTGTATCGCTCAAAGTCCACAGGCTATCAGAGGAGCGGTCAATCTATACTCCAACGCCCTCGATAACGGCAATGTGACCGCCAAGGGATTGTCTGCAATCGCTAAATATATGGATATGGCGGTATAAAAAGTGAAACGGAGGACAAAAAGAATGAAGCACGGAAAAAATCCCACCAAAGCTCAGAAACGAATAATAGCGTATTACAAGCTTGATCCTGCGGACTGGATGGTTTCGAAGGCGACGGACAAGCAGCTTTGCCTTGTACATAGATATACTGATAAGATACGCTGGATAGACATGGTACGCATCGAGGAGCCGAGGAAAGTAAAGGCGACTAAATATGCATAATAATTTTGAATGTTTTATGAAAGGCAGCGCAGAATGTGCCTTTTTTATGAAAATGTGTTGTGATGACTGTCCGTACTGCGATAAATGCGGCTATTGTGATAATATTTGCAACAGTAACGGAGAATGCAATGAATGCTCAATTGTAGACAAGAAATAATAAGTATCAGAGGGGCTGTGCCCCTCCTGTAATGCAGCCGCCGATCGGCGCAGGTCACAAGCCCTGATAAATGCAGAGTGCAGAAAAACAAGGAGGTAAAAACGCTATGGAAACAAAACATAAAAAGCTTACAAGCAAAGCTGGATTGACGATCCCGAAGGACATCAGACTTGCAGCGGGCTTTGCGGGAGGCATGGCTGTTGGCATCGAGAAGACAGCGGACGGTATCATGATTCGCAAGCACAGACCTACCTGTTGCTATTGTGGCAGTGTTGATAATGTGCGCTCTATCAAGGGACGTGATACCTGCAGAAACTGCGCCGAAGAAATCATAGAGGAGGTAAAGACGGCTTATGGATCTGTCTGAAAAGGTAAAACGTTATGCTGAGATCAAGGCGGAAATTTCGGAGCTTAAATCAGAGGCAGACGGCATCGAGGCTGATATCCTTAAGGCTTCGGAAGCCGACCTGCAGGATACAAAGTTTAAATCTGCTGTCTACAGCGACAATGCTGGCAATGCAATCACAGTCACCAACGCCGACAACGTTAAGCTTGTGTACCCAACAATGCTTAAGGAGATCTTTGGTAAAGCGTACGGCGACGTTGTAAAAGAGGACGTAACCTACACCTTGTCAGAATCTGCAAAACGCTTGCTTTCCGCCGTTTACAACAAGGAGTACATAAAGGACGGCAGCGTTGCTAAGATACTGGATGGGCTTGGGCTTGACGATAAGAGCCGCAAAGTTCTGGAGAAAAAGCTTAAGGGTGCGAAATATGAGACCGACGTAAAAAATCTTATGCAGCTTGGCGGTCTGGATGAAAAGGCGGCGCAGGAGAACGCTTATCTGGTATCCGAAGCCGTCGCTTGGCAGAATCTTAAACGTCTGCTTATGATTAATAACGAACAGCTTACCGATGAGATTGTGGAGCGTGCTGTGGATATGATTGACAGCGCGGTTGTAGTTGAAAGAACGCCGAAAACGAAATTCACGGCTAAAAAATAAGGACAGGAGGATTTGGATATGGCAACAAAGGAGCAGATTAAAAGAATTTACGGTCTGGGAGCAGGTCTTGGTATTGTCGGCAAAGATAAAGATGATATGCTGCACGAATTGATCTTTAGCATTACCGGTAAAGATTCGGTAAAACAGCTTGACGATAGCGAATTCAAGGTTGTTCAGGCGGAACTTATCAATCGCATGAAGCTTGCCGATCCAAACCATCTGCTGCATAATACCAAATCTAGAAACAAAAAGAAAGAAGCTGAAGAGATCGGCTGCAACGGTATGGCTACGCCTGAACAGCAGCGGCTGTGCTGGAGATACTGCTACAGGCTCAAGGAACTTGACACTAATCCAGAGTCAGCTGACGTTGGAGACAGGCTAATTGGCGTGATAGGCAAAGTACTGGGCGTTACGGCATCAAAAAAGCAGCCGTTTCGGTGGATAGATCAGGAACAGTGTTCTAAGCTTATCGAACAGCTCAAGCGTTATGTTAATTCGGCAGAGCGGCGGGCGAAAAGGCAAGGTGAGAAATATGCCGGAACTTGATATATACGAAGAAGACCTTACTCCAGAGCAGCGGGATATTTACGACTGCATCGGCTCACAGGCATACGAAAAGCTTGTGCAGCGTTACGGTGGTTTGTCAATTTACATTGCAAAAGCTGATTCTGTTATCCGATCGGCACGTGACGAAAAGATACGCAGGGATTTTAACGGATATAACTTCAAGTTTCTTGTCAATAAATATAATCTGTCTGAGCGCACGATCCGCAGCATAACGGCTGAGATAAGGCAGGAAAAGCAAAACGCTCCTATCGAGGGTCAGATTACCTTTGATGAAATATAATTGCAGAAACTCGCTGAAACGCTTCATCTGTAACACCCCCAATATATATGGTACAGTTATTATAACGGATAACGGTACTAAATATATTGGGGGTGTTTTTATGACAAGTCAGCAGATATTTACGATAGTATTTCAGCTCGTTCTTACAGGCGGTATAGGTATTATAACCTACTTTTTAAAGCGGACTATGGACGACATCGATAAATGCAAAAGCGGTCTGGATAAGGTCAGAGAAAATTACGTCTCTAAAGACGAGTTTGACAAGTGCAAGACCGATATTACCGACGTCAAGCAGAACTATCTTACCAAAGAGGATTTTTACAGAGAACAGCTTAAGACTGAACAGAAGCTGGACAAGATCATGGATATCTTGATGGAAATGAAGGGAGAAAAATAGCATGGATATGGAAAAGCAGATGCAGCTTATCAGAGCAGGCAATTTTAAAGAAAATAACGGCTCTGTTATGCGCACTATAAATATGCTCAGATATCAGTATCATAAGCTTAAGAGCGTTGAGTATGCTCTTCCCGATATAACAAAGGGCGAAATTACCGACAGCGTGAACTATCTTTATGAAGCCGGATACATACATCTGAGGACGGTGTTGTCCAAAGAGCCGTCTACGCTGGCAGACAGCGATTTTGACGATCTCGAGGCAAAGCTTACGGCAAAGGGGATCAGCCTGCTTGCCGGAGGTATCAACGACCCCTGCATAAAGCTGTAGGGGGTGCGGATAATGGCAAGAAAGCGCAGAAAGCACTCTAAAATAGACAAGCTGTCGCCGGAACTTAAAGCAACGGTCGAAGATATGATGAAAGCCGATTTTACATATGCGGAGATCGCAGACTATATAAAGGATCAGACCGATCAGCCCATATCAATATCCTCGGTTTGCAGATACGCCGCAAATCTGAATGAATCTGTTGAGACCCTCAGAATGGCTCAGGAGAATTTCAGGGTCATAATGGAGGAGATAAACAAGTATCCGGCTCTCGATACCAGCGAGGGAATAATCAGGCTGCTGTCGCATAACGTGTTGGAATCTATACAGAACACTCCCGAAGAAAAATGGAAGAACATAGACCCGGAAGCCTTGCTCAAACAGGCTACCAGCCTTGTAAAGGCTGCGGCGTATAAAAAGAATATGGATCTGAAAAACGAGGATATCCTTAACGCGGGCTTTGAACAGGTCAAGTCAATGGTGTTCGAGGCAATGGCAAGGGAACGTCCCGATCTTTACAAGGATGTGGCTAAGTTCCTTGAGGAGAAAAGGAGCGATATATGATCTACGTTATTTATGTTCAGAGCGGCAGAGAGCATGACGTTGTTGCCACTCTCAGAGATAAAAATATTAACGCCTATGCGCCTGCTCACGACCTGTTGGAACGTAAAGGCGGCGTGTGGCGCATGGTACGCCGGATGATATTTCCCACATATGTTTTTGTTAACAGTGAAGGCATCACAGACGAGCTTTACTACACCGTGAAAAATACTGTCGGCGTATTGAGATTTTTGGGCAGACCGCCCACTCCGCTGCCGATGAGCGAGGAAGTCAGACTTCGGTGGATACTTGATGTCGAAAATCTTACCGTCAGCCGTGGTTACATAAACAGCGGAAAGGTGACTATCACAGAGGGACTGCTCAAAGGCAGAGAACACTGCATTGTTAAATACAGCAGGCGGCGTAAACGCTGTACGCTGTACTGTGAGATAAACGGCAGGCGTCATTACTTTGACGTTGCTGCAGAACTGGAAAAGATCTGATCATAAGCGTAAGGTTGATTCGTCCCCTGCGCTTAAGCTCAGATTACATAGCGCCGGACATCAACGGAATTTTGAAACAAAAATATCCGAATGGCGAAGCATTGCTATTTGATTTCATTTTAGCGGCGTTTAACGGCGTTATAGCACGTTTTGAAATAATTCTTAGGATAATTTCACACTTGAAAGAGAAAGCCCTTAAAACGGGCGTGTAGTTTGAGTTTGAGCGAACGGAGGTGTTAATGTGAATGTAAAGAGAAAACAGGCTATCGACACGCTGTCGGCAGCTGTAAGCAACATTAATGATGTAAAAATACAGACGGATATACAAAGCCTCGGCGAGCTGTCGGAGGCTTTTATTAATACCTCCGACAAGGCAGAACGGAAAAAGCTTGCCACAGATTATAAAAAGCGGCACAAGGAACTTCAGGATTTTTTGGACGACAATCCTGAACTTGTAAACTCCGAAGTGGAGAGAGCTTTGCTTGCGGCGGCTCTGGGCGGCGAATATGCAGAGGAAGAAGTTAGAGTTGACGCCAGAGGGCGCAAAACGATCAGGCGCAGGGTAAAAAAAGTCGCTCCCAATCCGTCCGCCGCTCTGAGCTATTTGCAGAATAAAGACAAAGAAAACTGGTCACCGAATCCCAAGGCTGATCCTGAGCTGGAGGACACGTCGGAAATTGAGGAGGATATCTATGGCAAGGACAACTAAGCCTGAGAAACGCAAAAAGACCATACCCTACAATTTTGGCGATAAGCATAAGGCATATATCCGAAAGTCACAGGACTGCATGATAAACGTTGCCGAGGGAGCGGTAAGAGCCGGAAAGACAGTGGACAACGTTCTTGCTTTTTGTCACGAGCTTAAGACTACTAAAGACAAGATACATCTTGCATCGGCGTCAACACTCGGCAATGCGAAAATCATTCTTGGCAACTGTAACGGCTTTGGTATTGAGCATTTCTTTCGAGGTCAATGCCGCTGGGGTAAGTACAAGGGCAATGAGGCTCTTATCATAAAGGGCAAGGATACAGGATTTAAAACAAGGATCGTCATCTTTTCCGGCGCTATGCTTGCCAGCAGTTATAAGTCCATACGAGGCAACTCTTATGGTATGTGGATAGGTACTGAGATCAATCTGCATCACAAATCATTTGTGCAGGAGGCTTTTAACAGATCTATCGCCGCAGATAAGCGTAAGATATGGTGGGATCTTAACCCGGACAATCCAAAAAGCTGGATATACACCGAGTACATTGACAAGTACCAGCAGGACGCCGCCGATTGCAAATTCCTCGGTGGATACAACTACGCACATTTTACTATTGACGATAACATAAATATCTCAGATCAGCGTAAAGCTGAGGTAAAATCTCAGTACGATCCGACATCTATCTGGTACAAGCGAGATATACTGGGGTTAAGGATAGCGGCAGAGGGTCTTATCTTCCAGAGCTTTGCCAACGACCCCGAAAAGTATATAATACCCGAATCACAGCTTGACAAAAGCAAGATCACATCAATACAGATAGGTATCGACTTCGGCGGCAACAAGTCAAAGACCACATTCGTGGCTACGGCTTTTATTGAGGGCTTTAAAAAGCTTGTCGTTATTGCAGATCACAAAATAGACGGCGGCAAGGGCGAGGTCGGTCCCGATACTATTTACACTGCTTTTATAAAGTTTGTAAAGACGTTATATATGCGTTTTAATCCGCTTTTAATTAAATTTGCATGGGCGGACAACGAAAACCAAGCGGTAATAAACGGTCTGAGAGTAGCCTGTGCCAGAGCAAGACTGATGGTCAAGATCGTGGACTGCTACAAAGCTCCACGAAACGACAGAATATCTATGCTTACGTCTTTGATGGTTCAGGGCAGATTTTGGGTGCTTGACATTTGCAAAAATGTTATCGGAAGCTTGTCGGAGCAGATATGGGATCCTAAAATTCCGGACAGAGACGAGCGTCTTGACGACGGTACTTGCGATATAGATACCGCCGACGCTCTGGAGTACAGCTTTAGCAAATTTATCAAGCCGCTAACGCTGGCAGGAGGTGAAAACATTTGAACAGTGAGATAATAAACTGGCTGAATAATAACTTCGGCTATAACATTTCGACCGACTATTATAATAATATATCCGTATGGAAAGACTGGTGGAAGGGTTTTCATGAACCATTTCATAGGATAACTTTTGAAAACGGAGAAAAACGCAAGAGTCGTGATATGTATACCATGAAAATGGCCAAAAAGGTGTGCGAGGACTGGGCAAGCATATTAATAAACGACAAAACGTTTGTAAAAGTAGATGATGAATACTCGGAAAAGTTCATCGTTGGCGATACCGACAACGGCGGAGTGTTCGGCAGCAACAACTTCTGGGATCAGGCTAACGACCTTATGGAAAAAATGATGTATTCCGGCACTTGTGCCATTGTGATACGTCTTAAAAATGCTGTGGTAAGCTCAGACGGCAGACTTCTGCCGTCACCGGACGCATGGATAGATCTAAATTACCTTGTGCTGATTGTAGTTTACGCAAATTGTGATATGTATTCCCCAGTATATATGGGGAGTTAGAAATGTATTGAGATTAGATAGCCTTTTTCTCCAAGTCCTCACAGTAAACGCTTGAAAATAAATGTTCCAGCTCATTTCCGAAGTTGTATGAGATTTTAAGTTTGCGGTTTTCATAAACTGTTATCTGGTCTATCATTTCCACAATAATATCTCTGTCTAATTCTTCAATGTCTTTCAGTTCCAACAACCGCCTTAACCACGGTGTTTCAAAAACATCTTCTGTTACACTTTCCTTTTTCTTTTCTTCCAGCGTTTCAATCTGTTTGGAGTAAAGCGTTTCTTTTTGTTGATAGTCCTCTCGATAAGAAAGAAATTCTTCTTTAGAAATCAGTTCGTCTTTGTAATCTTCATAAATTGACTTTTTCAGCTTCTTCACTCTTTCAAGCTCTGCTTTTAACTTTGTCAGTTCTATGTCTGTTGATTTTCTGATCTTTGTTGCTGTGAAAGATTGTGATTTTACAAGTTCCTGCAAGTTCTCTACATTGCGGATAATCTGCTTTAAATCTCCCAGCACAATATCATTCAATACTTGAAACGGGAGCGTGTGCGGAGTGCAATAATCTTTTCCACTTCTTTTGTAAGTTCCACAATAGAATGAATAGGACTTACTTCCGTCAGCACGTCGCCAGAAATTTTTCATCATTGCCCGACCACAATCGCCACACTTGATAAAACCTGCAAAGATATTTTTATTTGTTTCTAAATCAATATCCCTATGCTTTTTCGTCAGCAGTTTTTGTACCTTATCCCACAGTTGACGGTCTATAATCGGTTCATGTGTATTTTCAACCCTTATCCAGTTTTCTTTCTCAACTGGACGCTGTTTGCTTCTCATACGTTGATGTTTCTTTCCTTGCACCATGTTTCCAATATAAAGCTCATTTTGTAACATCACTTTAATCGTGGAATACGTCCAATAAGAAGTTTTCTCTAAACGATTGCAATTTTTGTAATTTTCGCCGTTGAGCTTTTTATATTCCGACGGACAAAGGATACCCTCTGCATTTAGTATTTTGGCAATGCTTTGTTTTCCTATTCCTTGTGCATACATAGTAAATACTCTTTTTACAACTTCGGACGCATATTCATCAATCACAAGTTTATTTTTATTTGCAGGAGATTTCTTATAACCATAACTTGTAAAAGCTCCGATAAATTCCCCTGCTTTTTGCTTTGATTTTACGGTCGCTTGAATTTTATTAGAAATATCTCTGGCATACTGTTCGTTGAATATATTTTTAATAGGAAGTAACATATCGTATGCCTGCTTCATACTATCAATATTATCTGTTACAGAAATAAAACGAACATTAAGCTCTGGAAATATTCTTTCCAAATATCGCCCCGTATCAATGTAATCTCGTCCGAAACGGGAAAGGTCTTTTACAACAACACAATTTACCTTGTTATCTTCAATGTCAGCAATCATTCTATGAAAGTCTGGTCTATTAAAATTCGTTCCCGTAAAACCGTCATCAATATAAACATCATATAAGATAAAGTCATCATGCTTGTTCACATATTCTGTTAAAAGTTTTCTCTGATTTCCTACACTATCGCTTTCTTCCTTATCTCCGTCCTCTCGTGATAATCTGATATAAATAGCCACGTTAAATAAGTTTGAACCTTTTTGACAAATCATTTTTCCACCTATTCAACTGCCGTACCTATGATAATATTATACCATAAAGTACGGCTTCTTTCCATTGTTTTCAAGGGTTTTACCCTCTTGATAGTCCTTTTTTTACATGAGATTTCACGATACGGACAAGCAATTCCTCTACGGAAAATTTACCTAAAAATTCCCGTTCTACGATATATTGTGCAGGTTCTTTTTTAGCCAAGTTATCAGCCCCCTTAGTCAGCTATCTATTCTCAACATACGCACATAGGCTTATCCAATATGCGTATTTTTCACAATGTTACAGAAGCAAACAGATGGTATTGGAAAGCTTTGTTAGTATCTCAACTATTCCCATTCTTGTGGGCAGAACTGCACCATATCGGTACGGAAAGGTGTGATTTGTTGCAGGAATTTGAAA